AAAATACTTATTTAGAAAGTATAACAAGATATGATGTTAAAAAAATATGGTTATCTGATGATATATGTTACCCAATTTTTGATTATCATGATGCTACCAGTTTTCCTGAACCGGTAGACGGATGGTTTGAACGACATTTTACAGGGGAGAAAGCAACAGAGTGGCTCGCAGAATCATTTGGGAGAGCATTAGAAAAAGAAAAAGAAGATAAATTTAATATTCCAACCAATGAGGAAGTAATAAATTCTTTACCTGAACATCAAAAATTTAATTTAAAGGAGGAAAAATAATGATTAAAAACGGACTAACAATAAAAGCTTTTTACAAAGGGAAAGAAGTTAAAATAATACAATTACAAAATTTAAACTTTTTTTTCAGTGGGTTGGCTACTTTAAGCAGTAAATGGAAAGTTGAGCCTTTTAAAAAATTATGGGAAGACTGTGGGGATGATTTAAAATATGACGCCATGACAATTTTTATTGGTTTATTGTATAAAGATATGTGTACTAAGAGGGGTTGGGAAGTAAATTATAAGAGATTTAAAAACGAAATGCTTTTAAAAAATAAATATCCAAAAGTATTTATGTTAGACTCAGATTATTTAACAATACCTAAAAATAAATTTGATAATGCATTTAGATTGCTAGAAAAATGTGGTTTTATAAAACAAGGATCTCATCCTAGTTATGTTCAATTAAGACATAGCGGTTGTGATTATAATAGAAAATTAGGTAATTATCTTTTTAACACTGAATATGCTCAAAGATCTATTGAACGTAATACTCATTATTTTGGAGATCACACAAGCCACGATCACTACGAAGCTTTTCAAGAAAGAAAACAAATCAACAATAGGACTTTAAACTAATGAAACTAAAAGATAATATAACACTGACTGAAACAGTTGAGAAGTTAAACAAAAGAAATGTTAAGTTACTAAAACAAATCAAAGCTCATGAAGAAGAAGTTATAGAACTGAATGAGTATATTGATTCCTTAGAAGCAACGATTGCAGACTACAAAAGAAGATTTGTACCTGACTTTGATATGCTTGCAAAAGGTGGTGAGTCGGTCCCAATATCTGATTTAAAAGTTATGTCAGACAAAGCTAAACGTTCTATGGCAAAAAGATTCCTTAAAAAATATGGTGAGGAATGGGTTAGAATTAATATCTTGGAGAATGAGGATTTAAAATAAGCGCCATGTCAAAACAAGCTGAGATAGGTAAGAATTGGAGCCTGCATTATAGAAATTTATATGAGCCAAGAATTAAAAGACTTACGGTACGCTACAATGAACTATATGAAGAGAACCAAAAAATGAAAAGAAGATTAGAAAAGTTTGAGAAATCTAAAAGAATGGTTTTATATTATAATAAGAAAGGTAATGCTAATGAAGTGGAATAAAAAATTTATCTACCCAACATCAACTAGGGCTCTGTTAAATAATGAAAGAGTCTATGACGTATCTCAAGAAAAGTTACCAAGTGTTACAACTATATTATCAGCAACTCAGCCTCAAGATAAGTTAGAATCTTTGGCTAAATGGAAAGCTAAGGTTGGGGAAGTTGAAGCGGATAGAATTAAGAATACTGCAGCTAATAGAGGAACTATCATGCACAGCATTTTAGAAGGTTATATACTTGAAAAAGAGGTGCTAGACATGACTGAGGCGGGCGTACAAGCTCATTCGATGGCTAAAACGATCATCGATAAGGGTTTGCCTGATTTAGAGGAAATATGGGGCTCTGAGGTGGTAGTATCATATCCTGGTCTGTATGCCGGTGCAACTGATCTAGTTGGGGTATATATGGGACGTGATAGTATAATAGACTTTAAGCAATCTAATAAACCTAAGCGTATCGAGTGGATAACTGATTATAAGTTGCAGATGGTGGCCTATGCGATGGCTCACAACTACGTGCACGGCTCTGAGATCGAGCAAGGAGTTATATTGATGTGTACTCCTGATAATTTTTTTCAACGATTCATAATCAATGGCTCCGAGTTTCGAGCACTTAGTCACGAGTGGCTGGCCCGAGTTGATGCTTATTACAAGGTTCGAGCAGCTAGGAGCGAGAGTCGAGAAACGGGGAAAAATGAGTAAAATTAATTTGTGGAACTTTTGTGGAAACCACGAAAATTTTGTGGAAAAAGGGTTTTACTTTAGAATGATTCTAAACTTTAGGCCAAAATCTGCGTCAGAATGTGCCATTTTCCACATTTTCCACATTTTTTTTCGACGAAATGTGGAAGATTTTGTGGAACTTTTATCCAATGATTTCAAGTACTTAAGGGTTGTTTTTATGATTTCCACATTTTCCACAGCGTTTCAGAAATATTTTCAGAATTTTTATATTTATATATATTTATATCTTATAGAGTGGAAAGGAATTAGCTATGAATAAAAAACTAAAAAATAAAAATAAGAAGACCATCCCTTTGAATTTAAAGTCATTGGGCAACAATATATCAGACTACCCTTTTGTAGAAATAGAATGGCTGGACATTGAAGGAAATGCCGGCTGGAGTACCACAAAAGATTTAAATAAAGAAAAGTTACCTACGTGTGTTTCTAAAGGATATTTAGTCAGTCAAAAAAACGGAGTGACCAGAATATTTACTGATTACATTAAAACAAAAGAACAACCTACTTTTGACAGTATTGGTAATACTACGATTATTCCAACTTCTGTAATTAAATCTATTAAAAAAATATTATTGTAATGAAGGTTCTGGCTCTTCTGGAATGGGTTCTTCAAGTGTCTCTTGCTCTATTTCTTCTATGGTTTCTATTTCATCTTCCGGCTCTGATGATAGCTCTATTTGCGGTTGTTCTTCTGTAGAGTGACCTTCAATTATTTTTGAATGGTCTTCCACCATTTTTTCTAATTTAGACATTAACTGATCTCTATCAAGATCATCAATCTTACCAGTCTTAATCATTTTTCTGTCAATGTAATATCCGGCAACCTTCCCTCTAGCTACTTCCATATTACCCGCTGCAGAATATGCTCCCTTCTTCAACGCTTGGTCACGTATTTTTGCAAGCTGCTCAAGGTGCCTGTCCATAGTAACTTCGTACTTCTTTCTGGCTTCTTCACGCAGCTCACCAATGTACTTAACTACAAGAGGGTACAATTGAGGATTAGTTAGTCTTGAAGAGGCGACTCTTGCTGCAAGGTCTGACGTTGGGCCGTAGCCAGCTTCTTTTGCACACTCCCAAGCATCTCTGCTTCCGTCGTTGTATACAATAAGCTCAGCGAATTTTTTCTGTTTCTCTGTCAATCTTTTAGGTAATCCCATGTTTGACTTTTACCCTAACATTTTATAAAAGGCAATACATGAGAGATACAAAGAAATTGACTGAATATGCAGAAAAGACCAAGAGAAAGTTAAAAGAAAACTTTTTGTTTAAACACCTGGTTAAGGCTGTTGAATCAGGAGCCAATGGCACATTCAAATACATAATTAAATCAGGTCCAGGCAAGGGAAAGGAACCAAAAAAATAATGTATGTAAGACACCTACAAGAATATCTTGACAAATTTACAGATGGCACTAAAGGCAACGCCGTAAGCAATGCTACGATCTATATGGATAATGGCAGTGGAAATATTTTCCCGATTGGTACAATTGAAGTTCAGGAATCAACTATAATAGGCAAACCTTCTGTTAGAGTTGTGATCAAACCAGACCTCAAAGATCAGATACCAAAACTGAAAAAATTCATACTTACATAGGCACCTGTTAGGGTGAATATTAATGAAACCTGAAACGAAATTTTGGCATGAAATTAAGAAAAATACTAAGCAAATTAGTTGGACTAGACTTGAAAACCTTAGTGCTTTTGGTACTCCCGATCTATTGGGCTATAATACTAATAGGCACTTTTTTACATTGGAGCTGAAGGTAACAAGAGGTAACAAGATTAAGTTCTCACCCCATCAAATTGCCTTCCATATTAAGCACCCACATAATACTTTCATCCTAGTTTCTCGCCTCTTGTCTCGAGGCTCAAAACTTTTTGAGAAAGAAGAAGTTTACTTGTACAGAGGAAAGAGAATACAGGAGCTTGTCGCTTGTGGCTTGAAGCTTGACGCTTGCCGCTCAGGCCTTGATGCTTGCATCAATCATCTTGAGCAGCTTGGCGCTTGATGCTTGTGGCTTGCTGGTCTTGACGCTTGTTGCTTGAGGCTTGCTGCTTGGAGCTTTGGCCCGGATCCGGCGCACGCTCGCGCTCACCGTCGTGAGCTCTTAAGCTAATGGCCTGATCCGATTTATCCCTGGGGATTCTGTAAAATTTTGGATGTTTGAAAACAAATGTCATTTAAATTTTTAGTGTTTACCATAACTAACATTTTTTATATCTTTATTCCAGCATGCTCGACAGTCTAAACACTGGCCGCCCTGATTAGGAGCTGGGCAGCTGGGGCTTCCATCGGTAACAACCGTTGATGAATGCGTCCAGGCGTTGCCAGCGGTCCCGTCTACACGTGCAGCTGATAATCTAATTATTAAATTTGTAGGAACCTCTTCAGGGTCTGGCAGGTACTGGCGCTCTTGCGTTGGCAGCCAGTGCTTCGTGTCAGGTGTGAGCTTGCACACTTCGATAATTTTTGACATATGTTCTTTTGATTGAAGGTCGCCGGCGTCATGCCATCTAAACCATTTTTGACGCTTGATAACAGCAGCCATTGCGGTGACCCAGTCAGGATGATTGATTGCCTCCAGCCTTCTATATTGCGCTTCTCTTATTGCAGGGTATCTTGTATAATTTCCTTTTAATGCATAGCAGCCGTAACATGGTGAAGTCTTAACCTTCCTAAGCTTCGAACCAGTTTGACATGCCCACGCTGGCAGGCTGTAGCTCAGGCCAGGCATCTTTGACGTTCTAGTGAACGAGTCTGTAATTTTTAATGCTTCTTTTACTTTCATAATCTTTCTCCTTTATTATCCTATACTATAGATCTCTCACCTTGTCAAGCTCCCTGCTTGCCGCTTGTTGCTTGCGGCTTGCCGCTTGTTGCTTCAGGTCCTTAAAAAATTTTTTAACGCTTACCAGGTAACCAGCCGGCAACGTGCCATGATCCTGAGTGAACCATGGCAGCAAATTATTATATTTAATCCTCTTCTTTGTCATATTCTTTATAACGCTCCGCAGTCTTAGCCTGATCAGCCTTCACCAGTCTCAGGATCTCTTCCAAGGCATCCGCTATTCTTTTCAATTGTTCATTTTCCATAATTTATTCCTTTCAATATTTATCCTATACTATCTTATACCAGCTGTCAAGCGTTGCTTGCTGCTTGAGGCTTGGCGCTCGGCTCTTCTCTTCTTTAGAATGATTTTTAGAATCATTCTAAAGTGGCAATTCATATACCAGCAGCGCCATCCTGATCAGGGAAGCCAGCGCTGCTGGTCCAAGTATCGACGCTACCCTTTCAGGTCACTGCTTAGGTCCAGGGAA